TGTCCGGAAGGATATGAAGGAGGACGAGAAGCCAGCGAAGCGTGGCTTCGAGGTGCCTTGATCTAAATGTAGGTGAGAATGCTGGGTTTGACTGAGTACTTTTAGAATGAGACCACAGTGATGACCACCATAACAAAGAGAGGATGATGATTGAGGTACAGCTGGAGAAAGAGAGACTGGATGAAGTTGACAGGGAGGATGACAGATGTAAGGAAATCAAAGACTTAGCTAAGGTAATAGATTGGACTGGTAGTGGCAGGGGTATTAGGATACCACAAGATATAGTAGGTAAGAAGCAGAGATATCAACAAGATAGCAGTAGAATCCAGGGGATAGTAGTTGAGACTGGTAGAGTGACAAGGCATTAGCTGAGGGTACTGGATGAAGTTGCAGGGGGGTACCAGGGGGTTGAGCTCTTTCTTTCTAGATGAAGTGCACCTCAAGAATTTCTCATAGAAATTCCAGGAAAGGTCACTTTCTTCTTGACATCCATCTGGGATAGCAGTATAATTACCTTAGATACATCTCTTGGATGATTCTCTAGGCCCGCTAAAGACAGCTTAAGAGAAAGCCATGTAGCTATATATTTATTAATCTCTCTTGCTCTCTAGTTCTTACCTTAAGTCTATCTTTAAGATATCCTTAGATAAGACTAGATCTTTTTTTTTTGGTCTCCCTTAAGTAATGATGTCAAACCCCTTCAGGAATGAATCTAATCAACGCTACCTCCGAGCCCTGTTCTATGAACTAGCTGGGCCTACGGAGCGGAAGCACGTCTTATACACCCTGAAGGACCAGGAGCACGAAGGTTATCCTTCTCTGTATCGATATTACATGGAAGTCAACGACCCTACAGAATACAGGTTCGCTGAGAAGTACCTCGACGGCTATGAGCACTGGAGACTGATTTACACCAGTGAATGGTTCAAGCCTATCGCCGTCAGATGGCGTAACGAACTCTCTCTGAGAATGCAGTCCGAGGCGCTAGCCAGGATCATGCTTGAAGCCAGAGCGGGGAAGAAAGAATCGTTCATGGCGAACAAATATCTGTTAGAGAAGGCCTGGGAGCCCAAGGAGGCCACAGGAGCTGCCAGAGGCAGGCCTAGTAAAGCAGACATCCAGAAGGCAGCCAGTGAGGCTGTAAACCGCTCTGAGCGCATCTCCACAGACTTCGACAGGCTAATCCTACCTAAAACACAAATAGAAATATTCAGACAAAGACAGGGTACTTAATTGACACTAGGTCTTCATTCTCCATCAGGCGGCTATAATGTCACAATCCAGGATGCCAACGGTACAGCAGGGCTTCCCGGAGGACTAAGCGAAATTGGCAAGGTCAACTGGCGTCATATCAATGCAGCTGGTTCAACCCTTACCAGGCCAGCTAATACGACTGCATACGCAGCTAACGACTCTATCTCGGATAACTCTACAGCAGGTTCGGTGACAGCTAACACAGTCACTGTGTCGGACACCAACGACGACCCTGTCAATCTTACAGAGATTCTCCTTAACACAACCGACACAGGTTTCCAGAACGTCTCTGTCAGAATTCATATCTTCAACGCAGACCCTACCGCATCTTCTGGAGTGGTTGGAGGAGACAACGCTGCCTGGAGTAATAAACAGAACGGTTGGGTAGGGAGCATGAGCGGCACTCTCAGAGCGTTCTCTGATGGAGCTAAAGGAAGATTGGTTCCTGATGAAGGTAACTGCATAATCTGTCTTCCTGTCTCAGGGGCTAAGACTCTCTACTGGCAACTGCAAACGCTGGGAGCTGCGACTCCTTCGGCTAGTAGCACGACGTTTACACCGAGGTTTAAAGGCTTTCAAGGGCGTACGTAATTGGGTCCTCTTTACAACATGTTCCTGGGTGGCGTGGTCATGCCCGCCGTCAACATAGACTTCACGGCGCTCTCGTCGCTCACCCTGCCCTCGACCGTGACGCATTCCCGCGCCGGCCTCGCGACGCAGTTCGACAGCACGGGGAAGCTGACCTACGCGCCGAATAACCTTTTGACGTACAGCAACACGTTCAGCAATGCGGCGTGGGTTAAACAGGCGGTCGCAGGAGGTACGACGCCAGTCGTCACAGCGGGAAATCCGGACGTTCCATCGAGTGCGCCCTCTGGCGCGACCTCGACGCGCCTACAGGTGAGCCGCAGTGGCGTTGGGACTTCACAAATATATCAGAATGTGTCCACGAGCGCCTCGGTCATTCAGGCGCTCTGGATGAAGTCGAACACTGGCGCGGCACAAAACGTCATGTTCGTTGACTTCAATGGGTCTATCACCAATGTCGTCTCGGTCACTACATCGTGGCAACAGTTCTATTTCAAGTCAGCCGCCGCAAACGCCGGACTTATTGTTGGGACAACTTCCAGCGCGTGGGGCGCGGCAGCGGACACGACGCAAGACATTCTCATATTCTCCGCGGCGGTTTCCGCCGTCACCTACGAAACCACGCCCCGCGCCGGCGATCAGGTCATTACGACCAGCGCCGCGTACTACGGGCCGCGCTTCGACTACGATCCAGCCACGCTCCTGCCGCGCGGTTTGCTTATCGAGGAAGCGCGGACAAACATTGCGCTGCAATCGAATGCTTTCAGCACGGCCCCTTGGGGGCTCTCAGTGGCCACGCTACCCGCGAGCAACACACTATCGCCGGATGGCACGCTTGATGCGTGGACGCTGGCCACAGGCGGAACGTCCTACGATAGTGTATATCAGACCATAACGGCGGCAAACGCCACGCCATATACTCTATCTATATTTGCCAAGAAAAATACCAGAACAGTTCTGACAGTGGAATTGCGTGGTGCGGTTGGCCTTACTTATGACTACTCGTTCGATTTGAACGCTGGAACGGCCACAATCAACGGGCTGGCAGCCGGCAGCCCGACAGGAACCATTACCCATGTCGGCAATGGTTGGTATCGCTGCACGGTCACAAAGACCACGACAAACACGGCTCCTGTCGCCATTATTGGCTACGGAGATATGCTGGTCGGTGCTGGAAATCTCTATATCTACGGGGCTCAATACGAGCAAGGCTCCTTCGCCACCTCCTACACCCCGACCGCCGCATCCTCCGTCACCCGCGCCGCAGACGTGGTGCAACTGGCGGGGCTGGCGCTGACGACGTTGCAGGGGGCGAGCGCAAGCGCCGTCGTGGAAGCCTCGTCACTGGAAGGCGCGACTGGGGGTTCTCAAACGTTGCTGGGCGCGAACGGCGTCTCGAATATGTTCCTCCGCATTGTGACTTCCACAGTTAGCTCGCTTTCCAGCGACTCCACGGTTCTGTCCGCCTCTGGTTCCGCGGCTATTAGCGCGCCCTTCAGGTCGGCTCTCGCATGGGGGCCGTCGTCAAGGTCCATCGTGCTGAATGGCGGCGCGGTCGGGACCGATGCGAAGACTTACAGCGGGGTGACTTCGGCGTACCTTGGTGTGGCAAATACCGGAGCCCAATACTGGATAAACGGCTGGGTATCCAAACTCGCCCTCTACACCTCGCGCCTTCCCGACGCGAAGCTGCAAGCCAAAAGTGTCGTGGGAGCGCGGTTCTGATGGCTGATTATCTCATTCACGCGCCGGACCTCGACGCCCTGCATAAATACGCCGCCACGCTCGGCCCTGACTTCTGGGACGAAGGCGACGAAAAGTCTGGTCGCGCGCCGGGTATCCGGCAGAATGGCAGGCTCCCCGGCGGCGGCAACTATTGCGTGGCTTTCGCGACGGACAGCGCGCCGACCGGCGCGACCGTGAAAGACAGCTTTGGGAACGAGGTTCCCGAAAGGGCTCCACTTCCCGGCGTGTGGGTACGTGTTCGCCTGAATGGCGAAAACCTGTTCGCTCTTGGCGCTTTGCCAATGCCTCCGGAGACGATGACGGTGTACCCGCCGACAGGTTCGGAGGGAACTACGAAGGGGTATGTACAACCGTCTTATGGGGCTATTCTGTGATAATCTGTGCATTACCAGTCTTCTTCTTCCTTCTTGCAGCTCCGGTAGCAGCTCAGTCTACTTACATGTCTAACTTACTGCCTCCTGAACCATATCGAAATGCTCCGACTGGCCTGGTGAAGTTGGTTAAACTCCCTGATCTGGATACAAGTTGGAGGAAGTGTATGAGTCTGGGAGTAGGAGGAGGGTCTACAGCTTGCACTTTCTACAGTTGGAAAGTTGTTAAAGGGAAGTATTCCGGCCTCTGTACAATCTACTACTCAGATCCAGGAGATCTTCCACACGAGTTAGGACATTGCAGAGTCAGGTTAGCTGGCGGCCCTGCTGGTCATCAAGGTTGGTACTAATGATCGAGACTTACCAAAAGTTCACTGAAGAAGAGAAAGAAGCTATTACCGAGATAGCTAAACACCCTTTCAGCTCTGAAGAACGTCAGGCTATCAGAAACCTCATCGATATCACAGAGAAATACCATAACGCCCTCTGGCTTCTCGATATTATCGCTAAAGTAGGTAAGTGGTTTATTATCATCGCAGGCACTATAACAGCTTACACCCATCTCCCGAGTATTGGTAAACAATAGTGGCTAAAGAAATTTCCAGGAGAGAGCAAGTTCGACTCCTGGCCGAGAGTGACCTTGAAGCCTTCATCAGGCTCGTTCACCCTCAACGTGTACTAGGTTCAGTCCATACCGAAGTTATAAGGTGGTGGACATCGGGAGAAGCGAAGTCTCATCAACTTCTGCTTCTCCCCAGAGATCATATGAAGTCGGCTCTGATCGCCTATAGAGTCGCATGGGAGATTACGAAGAACCCTACTATCAGGGTGTTGTACATCTCTTCTACAGCGAACCTCGCTATCAAACAGCTGAAGTTCATTAAAGACATCCTTACCTCGGAGATCTACTCCTTCTACTGGCCTGAGATGGTCAACCCCGAGGAAGGCAAGCGAGAAAAGTGGACCGAGAGTGAAATCAGCGTCGACCATCCTCTCAGAGGCAAAGAAGCTGTCCGAGACCCTACTGTATTTACCGCTGGACTCACTACTTCTATTACAGGACTCCATTGCGATATCGCAGTCCTTGATGACGTCGTGGTCAGAGAGAATGCTTACACCGAAGATGGACGAGAGAAGACCAAACAGCAATACTCCCTCCTGAGCTCGATTGAAGGATCTGATGCCAAGGAGTGGGCTGTCGGTACGAGGTACCATCCCAAGGACCTCTACCACGACCTGGTCGAGATGGCTGTAGACCAGTATGATACAACAGGCGAAATAGAAGGAACCGAAGCACTCTACGAAGTCTTTGAAAGGCAAGTGGAAAGCAGAGGAGACGGAACAGGAGAATTTCTTTGGCCAAGACAGCAGCGATATGATGGCAAGTGGTTTGGCTTCGATCAACAGATTCTGGCAAAGAAACGTGCTCAGTACCTGGATAAAGTTCAGTTTAGAGCCCAGTACTATAACGATCCTAATGATACTGATTCTGGAGCTATACCGAGATCTGACTTTCAGTATTACGATGTCAAGTTCCTGAGTCGCAGGGACGGCAGGTGGTTCTACAAAGGTAATAGACTTAACGTCTTCGCAGCTGTAGACTTCGCCTTCTCTCTCAACAAAAAGTCTGACTACACAGCTATTGTAGTCATCGGAGTAGATGCCCAGCATAACTACTACATCCTGGAGATCGACAGGTTCAAAACAGATAAGATCAGCGAATACTTCTCTCACATCCTTCACCTCCATCAGAAGTGGGATTTCAGGAAGATCAGAGCGGAGGTCACGGTAGCCCAGCAGGTTATCGTACAGGATTTGAAACAGAATTACATCAGAGTACATGGTCTCTCCCTTTCGGTTGAAGACTATCGTCCTACAAGACACCAGGGCACCAAGGAAGAACGGAATAACGCTATCCTTCAGCCAAGGTACAACAACCTCCAGATCTTCCATTATCAAGGTGGAAACTGTCAGATCCTCGAAGAAGAACTCGTACTCACCAACCCAGCTCATGATGACTGCAAAGACTGTCTGGCTTCGGTAATTGATATGGCAATAGCTCCTAGTGCATCCCAACAGAGGTTCAATAGTTCGAAGCCTCAGAACGTCTTTCACAGTAGATTTGGTGGAATAATTTAGTGGCAGGAAAAGTACTAGACCTCAGGAATGTTATTACGCCAGATAGCCAGGGTGTCGAGATCGCTCGCTTCTGGATGGAATGGAATCTCTACCGTCAGCCCAGGATGACCGAATGGACGGAAGTCCGGAAGTACATCTTCGCTACGGATACTACGACTACTACTAACTCCAAGCTCCCCTGGAAGAATAAAACTACTGTTCCGAAGCTCTGTCAGATCAGGGATAACCTTAACGCCAATTACATGTCGGCTATCTTTCCAAAACGGAAGTGGCTCATCTGGGAAGGTTGTGATAAAGAGTCTGAGGAGAAGCGTCAGGTCATCCAGGATTATATGGCTAATGCCATCTCCCAGGAGACGTTCAAAAAGGAAGTTACGAAGCTTATCCTGGACTACATAGACTACGGCAATGCCTTTGCCATGAGTGACTGGGAAGATAATACCCAGGAACTGGTGGATAAGACCAAGGTTGGATACGTCGGTCCTACTCTGAAGCGTATCTCCCCTGTCGATATTGTCTTCAATCCTATAGCAGAGTCTTTTGAGAAAAGTCCTAAAATCGTCAGATCTCTCGTAAGCATGGGGGAGGTCAAGGAATATCTTGAAAGACTCTCGACCGATGACAACAGAGAAGCTTACGAGAACCTTTATAAGTACCTCAAAGGCAACAGAACAGCTTACTCTTCTGGCACAGGCTTCACTGATATCGTTGTAAAAGACGAGTACCTTCGAGTCGATGGGTTCACTGATTATCAACGCTATCTTGACTCCAACATCTGCGAGCTACTTACATTCTACGGAGATATCTACAACTCCGAGACTGATGAGTTCAAGCGTAACCAGATCATCGTAGTCGCGGATAGACACAAGATCCTCTCTCAACAGGACAACCCTTCGGTCTTCGGTACCTCCAGCATCCACCAGGTTGGCTGGAGAATTCGACAGGATAACCTCTGGGCTATGGGTCCACTGGATAATCTCGTAGGTATGCAGTACCGTCTGGACCACGTAGAGAATATTAAAGCAGACGTCTTCGATCTCCTTGCCTTCCCTGTACTGAAGATTAAAGGCCAGGTTGAAGACTTCACCTGGGCTCCTTTCGAAAGGATTTACATCGGTGACGATCAGTCAGATGTGACAATCGTCGCTCCTCCCTTCCAGATGCTCCAGGCTAACTCGGAGATCGATTATCTCCAGAAGCAAATGGAGGAGATGGCTGGAGCTCCCAAGGAAGCCATGGGTATGCGTACCCCTGGTGAGAAGACAGCTTACGAAGTCCAGAAACTAGAGAATGGAGCCTCCAGAGTCTTCAATGCAAAGATCATCCAGATGGAAGAGTTCCTTGAACGCCTTCTGAATGACATGCTTGAGCTCGGCAGACGTAAGGGAGGTAGTTCTCTTATCCGTGTCTTCAATGATAAATATAAAATAGTGGAGTTCAAAGAACTCACAGCTGAGGATATCTCTGGAGTAGGCAACATCCGCCCTGTCTCTGCGAGACACTTCGCTGAACGAGCTGAACTGATCCAGAACCTGAACAATTTCTCTTCTTCTCCGCTGGGTCAGGATCCAGAGGTAAAGACTCACTTCTCGACGATCAAGGTCGCGAGGATGATCGAAACTCTTCTGGAGATGGAAGACTATGAACTGGTTACTCCGTTCATACGAATGGCTGAACAGGCAGATGCTAAGCGTCTGGCTCAAGCTGCTCAGCAGCAGGTTATGATGGAAGCTCTTACTCCTTCTGGCATGAGCCACGATGACTATGATGAAGATGCAGGTATGCCAGGAGGTCCCACAGGGATGCCTCCACAGATGCCCCAGGCTGCTCCTCCAGATCCTATGAGCTTGTTCTCAGGTAGTGGAGCACCAGTCCAGCCCCCAGGCCCGCCACAGGCCAACGTAGGGGCTCCTGGAGCCACTCCAGCTGCATCCCCTGCTTCACTCTTCGGTGGCTGATGGCTCTTTCAGTTCTCTGGACCAGACATCTACCAAAGAAGGATAAAGAAACTTTCGAGAAGACTGTAAGGAATTCAACCACCGTCCTCTCTCGGTTAAAGACCATCCTCGATGAAGAGTATGAGTCTATCCTCAAGGAAGAGCAGAGCTCTTCAGATTTCAGTGATGCCAGTTGGTCTCACAAACAAGCTTTCAGGAACGGTGAAAAAGCCCGCCTGAAGAAGATCAAAGACCTTTTGATCCTAACTTAACCCAGGAAATATAGTGACCACGCTATTTGAAAAGAACCCCACAGACCATGTGGACGAGAATAAAGACTACCTCGCAGAACTTGTCGGAGAAGAGAAGAAGTTTAAATCTCCGCAAGATCTCGCCCGAAGCAAGGTAGAAGCAGATCGGTTCATCGACCAATTGAAAGGCGAACTGCAAGGGCTTAGAGAAGAACTGAATGCGAAAATGAAACTTGAAGATCTTCTTACGAAGATGGAAACTGTTTCACAGAAACCACCTAGTAGCGAAGTTCCACCGAACCGCGAAGAGGGAAAAACCGCTCTCACTCCCGAAGAGCTTGAAGCTATCCTAGATAGCAAGCTCAACGAACGGGAACAGAGCCGTATTCAGGCAGCCAACATCCAGGAAGCAAAGAGAGTTCTCTCTTCCTCGTTGGGCAATGATTACGCAGTTAAACTGGACGATAAAGCAAGGTCTCTTGGCATCAGCCGCGAGTTCCTGGACAACCTGGCCAAGACACAACCCAAGGCTCTCTTCAAACTACTTGATGTAGATCCTACCGCCAACACGAACCACCAGAGTCGAGAGAGTATTTTCAGTCCTCCATCCTCTGGCGTCAGAAGCGAAGGGTTCAAGCCTCAGTCCAACGATAAGACTCAGTCTTACTATGAGTCCCTCCGAAAGGCTGATGCAAAGTCTTACTGGTCTCCCTCTGTGCAAAATCAGATGCACAAAGATGCCATGCGTCTAGGAGAAAGATTTTTCGATTAACCCTCTTAAGGAAATTAAGATATGTCTGGCTTTACCGCCTCAAACAACGAACATCTAATCCGGTCCAATCTTTGGTCCGGTCAAATCAAGGAAGTCCTTCAGGAAGAGCTTATCGGCATGAAGTATGTCGATATGATTACCGAACTCCCTGACGGCGATACCCTTAACATACCCTCGATCGGTCAGGCTACCGTCAACGATTACGCTGAAGGTCAGTCGGTTCGTTACACCGGGATGGATACGGGTAACTTCACCTTCACCATCAGCAAGTACAAGAGCTCGGCTACGTATATCACCGAGAAGATGAAGCAGGACTCGTTCTATATGTCCCGTCTCGTCTCTTCGTTCGTGCCTAAGCAGAACCGTGCGATCATGAAGGCGATGGAAGTCGACATCCTGAACGTCGGCCCTGAGGCTCAGACCTCGGCTAACGCCAACCAGATCAACGGTGCGGATCACCGCTGGGTGGGCTCGGGTACCTCTGAAACTATTTCGGTTACGGACTTCGCCAAGGCTCTCTACGCTCTCCAGAAGGCTAACGTCCCGACGGTCAATCTCGTCGCTATCGTTGATCCTTCGGTCGAGTACGCTATTAACGCTATCTCGAATATCACGAACATCTCGAACAACCCCCGTTGGGAAGGTATCGTGAGTTCCGGTATTTCGACTGGCACCCGGTTCATCAAGAATATCTACGGCTTTGACGTGTATACGTCGGTCAATCTGAAGTCCAGCATCGCTGAGACGATTGGTGCGAAGACGACTACGGTCGGTGTCGCCAACCTCTTCTTCTCCGCTGCTCCTGACGTTCTGCCCTTCGTTGGCGCTGTCCGTCAGGCTCCCAAGGTTGACTCGGAGTACAACAAAGATCTTCAGCGCGAAGAGTATGTCACGACTTGCCGGTATGACTTCAAACTGTTCCGCCCCGAGAACCTCTGCGTTGTCATCACCGACACCGATCAGGTTTCGTAATTAGAAAGGAACATTTTTATGGCTAACTGGCTTAACTCCGACGGACTTTACGTGAAGTTCGGGCAGTCCGAAGGGACTGCGGGTGCTGTGGGCGAATACGTCCAGCACAACAACATCCATTACGTTGAACTCACCATCGCGGATATGTCGACCCTCTCGGCTACCGCTGGCACTATTCTGGATTACACGTACGTCATCCCGAAGAACGCCCGCATCGAGAAGGTGACGATTGTCAACCGTACCGCCGCCACTTCTGGTGGTTCGGCTACGTTGAACATCGGTCTTATCCGTACGGACCAGACGACCGAGCTCGACTATGACGGCCTTATCGCCGCCTGTGCTCTTGCGACGTTCAACGCCGCTGGTGAGACCGCTGATTTCACCCCTGGTGTCACCAGCGCTGGTGCCCTCATCGGTACGACTCTCGCTTACAACGGCCTCCTGGTCGCTGACTACGATACTGCCGCCTTCACGGCTGGTAAGATCGTTGTCCGCGTCTACTACTCGATCCCGACGTAATCTAACCTAACCGAGCCCCTGGGGAAACCTGGGGGCTCTTTAAGGATACTGCTTTGTCAGAGCATAAAAATCTTACAGGTGCTGATCTGCACGAGTCTAAAGGTGTGGCAACAGCTTCGAGTAACACAGGGTACTTCGCTGATGGAGCTGGCTCAGGAACCTGGAAGAAAGTCGGCTTGTCTAACATAGACACGTCGAGTATTAAAACTACGAATAACAGAATTGTGTACTCTGTTCTCCCTGACGTCAGTTCAGCGGGGGGCAGAGTAATCCCTATTACAGAAACCTGCTACCTTGATAGACTTACTTTCTGTCTCGATGGCCCTATTACCGTAGCGGACTCCAACCTGACAGTTTATAAAAATGGTGTAACTGTCCTGGCTACTAAAGTCATTGCTTATCTGGGAAGCGTTCAGGGAACTACTTTCACAGTCACAGCTGGTGCTAATTCTCTTGTCGACGGCGACTATCTACTAGTCTATTCCGACGGAGGCTCCACCACTGCCGCTCCTTTGATTGTCGCTGCTAAACTGGTGGTTACTTAATGAGTAAGGTTGTTATCACAGACCTCGGTAATCTGGAGAACCAGTCTGCCGCTGTATCTAACATCAACACCAACCTTCACAGGTTGGCTGATGCTGTGGAAAATACTCTTTCCAGAAATGGGACAGCTCCTAATACTATGGGAGCTAACCTGGATATGAACTCCAGACGGATGGTCAACCTTCCGGCTCCAGTCAACCAGACCGAACCTCTCAGACTTAAAGAACTCCAGGATATTCTCGCGCATATCTATGAAATCCCTGTCGCAGCAACAGTGGATTTCAACACCGCTACTGTTACAGCCACTGGTTCCACCACTCCAAGGTCCCTGGCTTCCAGATTTGCTGAAGTTTTTAACGTCCTGGACTACGGAGCTGATAAAACAGGGGCTGCGAACAGTAGAACAGCTATTAACGCTGCTATTACCGCCTGTAACGCAGCCGGAGGCGGTACTGTATACTTCCCTCCTGGCAGATATCTCGTCGAAGGAGGCTCTGTCCAGAATCTTACAGGTCAGTATGTCGCTATCAAGGGAGAGTCAGCTAACTCTTCTATTATCGTAAATGGTAATGCCGCTGCTCCTGCTATGGTCGTAGGAACTTCTTCTGGAGTTTACGGTAACGGTCCTTTCTATTACGGAAACGAAGTCTCCAACCTCTCTTTCATCGGAAAAGCCGGTGTAACAGGCCTTACAGGTCAGACAGGTCTTACTCTCTACAACCAGCAGAACATCCGTCTCACTAACGTCTGTCTCGGTCAGAACAGAACGAGTTCCAGCCCTCTGTATATCTGCCTCAGGATGTACAACATCCTTGAGATGTTTATCCTGAATGTCGAAATAGACTACGCCTTGACTTATGGTTTCTATCTGGAAGCCAGCGCGGATATCTATGCTTGCAATATGCGAGCGATGAGATGCAAAGACATCGGATTTGTCTATATCGGTATGCAGGGAAGTTATTTCGTTAACGTTCATGCTTACGGTTCTGGCAACTACGGCTCATACTTTGCTTACTCTGCCAGAGAGAACAAAGATAACACTTTCATCAGGTGTATCTCTGACACTTCAGGTAATCATAATACAGTTATCCTGGATCTGAAAGAGAGTGAGTTCACAAGCTGCTGGTCTTCCTCTCAGACCAGATATACAATTACTTCTATTTCCAATCCTTCCCCTGGTGTCGCTACGGCTGTCTTCACGGTAGGTAACGGAGAATCTTCCAGACCTCAGGCAGGACAATCTCTCAGATTGTTTGGGATGTCCAACGCAGCTTATGACGGAAATGCTTACACCGTCACTAGCGCCACTGATACTACTGTCACATTTGCCTGTGCGGCTACTGGAACAGCTACAGGATATGCTCTTACAAACCTACAAGCAGTCGGGGTGTACATCGAACCAGGTGCTTCAGGTAGTGTAGCCAATCTGACCTACCACGGTGGAACCTTCATTAACAACAACGGTTCCGGTGTGAAGTCTGTCCACGGTTCTTCCGGTTCTGCCACAGGTGTTCGCTTCATAGGAGCGTCTTTCGGAAGCACTTCTGAAGGAACTTACGGTAATGGTCAGTCACTGGCCGGTTACGGACTACAGCAAGACGCTGGTGATGGGGATATCCAGGTTCTTGGTGGCAAGATGCAAGGTAACGCATCCGGTGCTTACCTCCTTGGAACCACAGGAACTGTTGTAATAAAAGATTGCTATGAAGCAGTGGACAGAACCACAAGGCTTCAGATGGAGTCTTTGTACACAGGTGTAGTAGATGCTACTTACACAGTTCTGGAGAAAGACTCTTCTATTATCTGTAATAGACTTGGAACTGTAACTCTTACTCTTCCCACTGCCTCTACTTGCCCAGGAAGAGTTATCAAGGTAAGAACCACGACAGCTAACACAGTTGTTAGTGCTTCGTCTAATGTAACGCCACTAGCTAATCCTCCAGGCACAGGTAACTCCACCGCTATTCTGTCTGCGACGGCCGGTAAATGGGCTATTCTGAAATCCGACGGCGCTCAATGGAATATTGAAGCCAGTAACTAGAGGTAACATGAAGTCTAATAGCAAGCAACCTGAAGTCATCGAGAAGGTTGAGCCTCAAGTGACTGAGGGAGAACTCCTCCAGATCGTTTTGATGTGGGTCAAGAAACTTCCTTATGAGACCGCTGTACAGATCCTGGAAGGAGCTGAGAAGTCTCGACTCGAGCTCCTGGAATCCAGGAAACCTAAAGAAGGTACCGATGCTTAATCGCACAACCCTGCTTTCGTATCTCAGAAAGAACCCCTTTGGGGGTCGTCTTTCCGAGATGCAAGTGAATGGTATCACTCGTATCGTAGACTACTGGGAGACTGGTGGAAAGAAAGATGAACGCCATCTGGCTTACATCCTCGCCACTGTCTTCCACGAGACTGCTCATACGATGCAGCCAGTCACAGAGTATGGCACTAAGGCTTATCTTCGTAGCAAACCTTACTGGCCCTGGATTGGTCGAGGATTGGTCCAGATTACCTGGAAGAAGAATTACGAGAAGTTTGGTCTTACCAAACCTGAAGAAGCTCTGGAGTGGCCTACGGCCCTGAAGATTTGTTTCAACGGAATGGCTGCGGGTTCTTTCACAGGCAAAAAGCTCTCGGATTATTTCAACGATCACACTGAAGAGCCCAAGAAAGCCAGAGCTATTATCAACGGATCTGACAAGTCAGGGTTGATTGCTGATTACTATACCGCCTTCCTTGGTGCCATCAGAGCAGCCCATAAGGAAGAAGCTCCTGAGGATGTCAAACCCTCTGAAGCCAAACCTGATGGCCATGATAAGCCTCTCTGGCAGGACCCTGCAAACCTCACAGTTGGCTCAGGAGTCCTTACTTCCATCCTGGGTGCTCTTACCAACGGATGGGCTGTAGGCGGTCTGGCGGTCATCCTGGGGGCGCTGGCGCTAGGTTGGTTCGTGTACTACAGGTTTAACCAAAGAAAGGTCACGGGCGTATGAGTTGGTTGCTAGGTATCCCAGGTAGACTGTATGCCTATCTGGGAGTGGCTGTAGCAGTTATTCTGGCAGTGTTAAAGATCCGACACGACGGAGTCGTTGAAGGAAGAGAACAGGCCGAGAAGAAGATCAACGAACACACCGGGAAGGTGCAAGATGAATGGCGTAAGATCGACGCTGGCAATATGTCTCCTGACGATGCTGCTGACAGGCTGCTCAGGCGGAACGGTAAGCAGGGTGGTTAACCCAACCCTTCCTGTTCCTGCTGTCTCTGTAGTCCTGAGAGAACAGAAAGCTTGCAAGGCAGGAGACTACAACGCTTGCAAGTGGTTGGTAGACACAGAGAAACATCTAGAGAAACAAGTCATTAAATGAGCAAGTACACTCTTTTGCAGTTGGTCCAGAAGGTTCTGAACTCCATTGAAGGAGATGAGGTCAATTCCTGGTCAGACACCGTTGAGTCTACCCTGGTCGCTAACATCATCGAAAATTGTTATAACGATATAGCCTCAGGTATTGATATGCCTGAGGATTTTGCTTTAATGGAGATGCAGGCGACTTCTTCCAGCACTCCTACTATGATGACTAAACCCAGTACTGTTGACGAACTGCTCTGGCTGAAGTATAATAAAATTCAGGACGGAGACACTGATCCTGTCTGGGCTCCTGTTACTTACCTCTCTCCTGAAGAGTTCCATCTCAGGATGATTGATCTAAGACCTAGTGATACCACAGTGGACAGTTACACAGTGACCGTAGACGGCTCTGTTTCTTCGTTCTACTACAGAAACGATAAGTCCCCTGACTATTACACTGTCTTCAATGACACTACACTGGTCTTCGACTCTGTAGACACAGCTATCGAAACTAACCTACAGACTGTCAAAAGCCTGGGGTATTGTAGAAGATACCGTGTCTTCACAATGGAAGACTCCTTCGTTCCGTTGCTCCCTGAACAACAGTTCCCTCTGCTTCTCAATGAAGCTATAGCTACAGCCTGGCAGGATCTCAAGCAGGCCCAGAACGGCAGGGCTGAAAGAAAAGCCCGTAGAGGAATGGTAAGACTCCAGAAGAGCAAATGGGATATCAACACAGCTGAAGGTGCTTACTCACAAATGAAAGGTTATGGTCGTAAATGATTGAAGCTGAAAGCTTCGACCCCCTACGGGATGTCCCTAATGTCTCGGAAATTTCGTTCGGTAAAGATAATAAACTCCTTATCAGACGCCAGGAACCTTATGGGTTCTACACTATCAGGTCCTGGAAAGGGCCTACACCTAAAGAACTTGAAGGTGCATTTACCTCTTACGACTATGCCTTCAATCATGCCAACAGGTATCTAGAAAAGAAGCAGTAATGGCGCGTTCTATCGGTTCCACTGTAGAGAATAACTTCGTTAACGGTCATGTTACCGAAGCCACCGCTCTTAACTTCCCAGAGTCGGCCTCTGCGAGTACATACAACTGTGTCTTTCATGTGAAGGGCAACGTCTCCAGAAGGAAGGGAATCGATTTCGAAGAGCTGTATGTCGCTCATTCCATGGACAGATCCGATAAAGCTTCCAACACCTACTACTGGAAGAGCGCTGGTGGCTCCGGGTTGTTTAACTTCATTGTAGTCCAGTCTGGAACAGACCTTCTGTTCTTCGGAACAGATGACGGCAATATCTCCAAGAACTACAAAGCTACGCTCTCTCTTTTGCCTTTCATAGTGCCAGGGTCTTCTGAAGTTCAGACTTATGAAGTCCAGTTCACCTCCGGTAAAGGTTTTCTATTCGTAGCGCATCCTTATATGGATACTGTTTATATCGAGTATAACTCCGACACCAGCAGTTTTCTTATAAGCTCTATCGATATCTCTGTAAGGGACTTCGATGGAGTCGAAGACTATATGGCTTCGGATACCAGGCTTACTCAAGGAACAACACCTCCTCAGCTGACCCTTGATGGATATCTTGGGAAAATGAGCAAGGAGCATCAGTACAACCTCTGCAACCAGGGTTGGCATACTATCTCTACAGGAGGACTGTCTGATGTAGATATAGCCAAGGCAGGACAGAATGGAAACTATCCTCCTGGGTACGATGTAGCCAATCCTCTCAATACCTGGATCAACAGCAGGAATGACCTTCCAGCAGATAGTGATGTCTGGTGGCTTTATAAAGACGCCTTCGAGATTATGCAACCTAAGCTGGCTAACGCCAACACCAGAGGCAACTCTCCTGCTCCTAAAGGTCATTATATCCTGAAGGCGTTCTATGAAGACCGCTCGGCTATATCCGGTATCCCAGGCTTCACAGCGGTTACACCAGGGTTCAACAGGCCTTCGACAGTAGCGTTCTTTGCTGGCAGAGTTTTCTACTCCGGTGTTAACGCTAATAAATACTCTAATAAAATCTACTTCTCTCAGGTCGTCAAGAAGACAGGTGAATTCTATAAATGCTTCCAGGAGAAT